TAACGACATCCCGTGGCCCACCGTCAATGACACGTCAAATAAAGGCGCACTTTTAGCCGAAAATACCCAGGTTAGCGAACAGGATGTTGTATATGGAAGCGTTACATTGAACGCCTACAAATACAGTTCTAAACTAATTCGGGTTAGTGCTGAATTGATGCAGGATAGCGCGTTTAATTTAGGTGCTGAAATTGGTTCCATGATTGGTGAAAGAATTGGCCGCATAACTGCGGAGCATTTCACAACCGGCACGGGATCTAGTCAACCTGAAGGTATCGTAACGGGTTCAACCCTGGGCGTAACTGCTGCAAGTGCAACAGCTATAACCATGGATGAATTAATTGATTTGCTAGCTAGCGTGGATCCTGCCTATCAGGATGCAAGTAGCGCCGGATTTATGATGCACAATAGCGTCAAATCTGCTATTCGCAAACTGAAGGATTCCAATAATCAGTATCTATGGCAACCGGGTTTAACATCCGATGCTCCTGATATGTTATTGGGTAAGCCGGTTGTAGTTAATCAAGAAATGGCTAGTAGCATTGCCGCAGCGGCAAAGACGATCTTATTTGGTGATTTCTCTAAGTTCTTAATCCGTGACGCTGGGGGCGTAAAACTTGCCCGCATGGATGAACGTTACAGGGATTATGATCAGACCGGGTTCGTAGCGTTTAGCCGCCATGATAGCGTTTTATTGGATGCGGGAACAAATCCAGTTAAGCACCTAATCCAGGCAGCTAGTTAATTAAGGGGAAATTATGAAAGTTGAATTGTTAGTAAGTCGCGCGGGAACCAATTTTAGCCAATCAGTAGGCGATATAATCGAGGTATCCGACGATGAGGGCAAACGGCTTTTAGATTCCAACCAGGCAAAGGTGGCCGGGGGTAAATCCCCTGGCCGCTTGCCGGTGGTTGAATCGGCCGCACGTAAAGCACCGAAAAAACGAGCCAAAAAGGTAGTTGATGACTAATAACTACGCAATTAAGACAATAACAGCGGCCACGGATGAACCAGTAGATTCAACCGAGGTTAAAAAGCATATTGCCATTGATTCAAGCGAAACAACGTTTGATACGCAGATAAACGACTATATCAAAGCGGCTACAGCGTACATAGAAGCGGCAACGGGCCGCCAGATATGTACAGCCACTTACGATTTAATCGTTGATAGATTCCCAGCGGGCCGGGCTGCTATTAACATCCCTAAAGGGCAATTGCAATCAATCACCCATATAAAATATATAGATACGGACGGCGTACAAACTACGCTATCTAGTTCTAAATATAAGGTTTCGGATTCAAGAGAACCGGGTATTATACAACCCGCGTTTGATGAAGTCTGGCCAGTTAGCCGGCGCGAAATTGATTCTGTTGAAATACGATTTGTTTGTGGCTATGGGGATTCAACGGTAACGCCGGAGGGAATCAAACAGGCCGCATTACTGTTAGTTGGGCATTACTTTGAACATAGAGAAGCGGTAGCGTTTAACACTGTTGCGTCCGTGGTTCCCCTGGCATTAGTAAGCCTATTAGCAAGCTACAAAATAGGAGAGGGTTTCCTATGGTACGCGCCGGCGCATTAAGGCATAGAATCGAATTGCAAAACAACGCCGGAACCGCTGATAGTGCCGGCCAAATTACTCAATCCTGGAGTACATACGCAACGGTTTACGCCGAGGTAATTTACAAAGGCGGCGCGGAGGTAATCCGAGGCCAGCAAGTAGACGCCAAATACTCGGCCATTGTTCGTATTCGATTTGTTGAAACGGGAACGTTTCCAGTACCAGAACACCGGGTAGACTGGGACGGCGTGATATTAAATATTGATACAGTACAACGGCGGGATACCCACAAGCGGGAACTGTGGTTGTATTGCACGGAGGATATTTAAAATGGCAAAACCTGTTATGGAAGTATCCCCGCGCGACTTGGCACAAATGCAAAAGGCCTATAATGCGTTAAGTAAGAATTTAAAACTCAATATAGAGCGTAAAATATTAACGGCAGTAGCTACGGGGATTGAGCGGGAATATCGTACACGAACACCACAATCCAGCATTACGGGCAGCTATAAAATATGGAGCGAGTCCACAGCGGCCCAGAGAGCCGGCGGGAAAATCCTTAAAAAGGCGATTAAAAGTAAACCGTCTAGCAAATGGAAAAATGGCCGGGCGTTAGCTACGCGGGGAATATTGGGCGTAACTACTGGTTACGTATCAAAATATGCCCATTTGGTTAACGATGGACATGTTGCGGTTTATTGGGGGCGCAAGGGAGGCGGCCGGGTTGCGGGGATCCATTGGCAAAGGGCGGCTAGAAAAGCAGCAACGGCTAAATCGAGAGCAATAGTATTAGCAAAGGCAAAAAAAGCAGTTACAGCGGCGGTTATCATAGCAGCGAAAAAGGGTAGATAATGGCGGGAATCGGTACAGGTATCAGGACATATCTATTAACGGTAACAGCCGTTACGGACATTGTATCTAGTCGAATACGGCCGGATGCACTAATACAGAACGAAACATTCCCGGCGATTGTAATAGATGAAACAAATAGTGACCACGAACACATAATAAGCGGCGGCGGTGGAATTGTAACCAGTCAAATGACGGTAGCGTGTTACAGTGAAACCAGGTTAGCCGCTGAAAACCTGGGGGAAAAAGTGCGGGCGGCGTTGCAGGGATACGAGGGCAGCGCCGGCGGCGAAACAATACAAAGTAGCCAATTGAGCAGCAGGGCAAGCGGTTATTTAGTGCCGGCGGATGGATCCGATGGCGGTTTATATGTTACTAGTTTAAGTTTTGAAATCGTATTGACTGAATCAATACCAAGTTTTTAAGGAGTAAAGAAAATGGCACAAACTGGAAACAGCGCAACCATAGTTTTTGGTACAAGCGGTTTTACCGCTTCTTACAATCGCATCGGCGGTACTGGTATGGGGCGTGAATCATTAGACGTTTCGCACCTGGGAACATCGGACTACATGAGCTTCCAACCGGCCGACCTGGTAGACGGCGGCGAGTTTAGTTGTGAGTTCCAATGGGATCAAAGCGCCTCGACATTCCCACCAATTACCGCAGCGGCAGAAACCGTAACGGTAACCTATCCCATGAAATCAGGCGAAACGACAGCGGCAACGTTGAGCGGCTCCGGGTTCTTAACGGGATCCACCGGGCCAGACTTGGTTAATGGTGAAATTATGAGCGGCGAGTATACCGTTAAATGGGGCGGGCAACCCACTTATACAGCAGGTTCATAATGAAAATAAAAATTGAGGATCACCCAAACGGGTTAATTAGTGACGTTAAGTTGATTCGCATAGATGGCATAGGCGCCGGCTATTGTGGAATTTCTGAAGGATCGCCGATTTGTTTTACCGGCAGACAATCGCAGGCGGTGCGAGCGCGGGTAAAAATAGAGGTAGAAAAGTTTATTGGTGGCTCCGTTGGTTCTGTTAATGAACCGCCACCAGCAGTAGAACCAGAGGAGATAGAGGATGACCAAGAAGAAACTAACGACGAGGAATGATTTGCTAGCACGTTGTAAGCGGCGATTTAATACCGTTTCAATTGATGGGATGCAATTCAGATTACAATCATTAAGCGAATCGGAAAAAAGCCGTTTTGAAAAACAGGTAATTAATAAGAAAACCGGTGAGGTATACATGAGCGCACGCCGGCGGCTATTAATTACAATGCTAGTAGATGATGAAGGCGAGCCGCTTTTAAGTGGTTCCGATTTGGATCTATTAGGGGAAATGGACGGGGCGATAGTTGCAAAATTATTCGATGCGGCTAGCGAGCATGCCGGTTTTAGTAGTCCCGAAGCCGTTGAGGATTTGGAAAAAAACTGCGAAAACATCCAAGACGCTATTTTAGTTTCAAACTAGCGGCAAAATTAGGGGTTTGGGATGTGCCGGCAATGTTGGACGAAATGCCAACAGAATTACTAGATGAATGGATGGCGTTTTATAGGTTGGAGCCATTCGGGGAAGAATGGTTACAGACTAGCTATCTATGTAGTATTGTTTTAAACCTGGCTGCAAAGGAAACCGTAGATTTGGATCATTTTGTACCAGATTTTGCAGAGAAGAAAAAAACTGTGGTTGATGACGAAGCACAAATGGCCGCTATGTATGGAGTAAAAAATTAATGGCCCTATCCATTGGATCAATAGCAACAACGTTTGTAGCTAAAACCGCGCCCTTTGAATCTGGCGTCAAGAGGGCTAGTGCTTCAGTTAAGCAAATGGGCCGCGATGTACAGTCCGTCGGCATGCGGGCTACGGCAGCTTTTAGGCGTTTCGGGGATTCCGTTATTGTAAAGGCCGCTAAGGTTGCGGGGGCAATTGCCGCAATTGGGTTTGTAAAAATGGCTATCGGTACAGCGGCCCAAATGCAGCAAGATATGATAACAATCCAAGCGTTTGTTGGTAGTCTTGAAAAAGCCACGGCATTAATGGCCAAATTGCGGGAGTTTGCAAAAACCACGCCTTTTCAATTAAAAGATTTGGTAAAGGCTACTAAGCAATTATTGGCGTTTGGATTTGCACAAAATCAGGTTATGGACAGTTTATTTATTATCGGTAATCTAGCGGCCATGAGCGGGGCGAGGGTTTCTGAGTTGGCGCAGATATTCGGCAAGATTAAAAGCCAGGGTAAATTAATGGGGGAAACGCTAAACCAATTAGCGGAGCGGGGAATACCGGTTATTGCGGCGCTAGCGGAGCATTTCGGCGTGGCTGAATCAGCCATTAGAGATATGGTTTCAACCGGTCAGGTATCATTCAAAGATATGATTGCGGCTATGGATAAAATGGCGGGCGCTTCTGGCCAATTTGGCGATTTGATGGAGAAACAGTCGAAAACCCTGGCGGGCCTATGGAGTACATTAAAAGATAACGTATCTGCGCTGGCGCTTGCATTTGGTGAGAAGTTAATCCCGGTTATCCATAAATTACTAAAAGTTGGTTTGATAGCGGTCACTTGGTTAGGTAATTTAGATAAGGCCTCTATAAAACAAATTTTTACCATTGGCGTAATGATTAAAGCATTAGGCTATATGATAACTATTATCCCAAAACTTATGGTTGCTATTCGGGCGTTGGTGGTAACACTGGGAATATTAACGACTGCTGAACTAGCGGCTAATGCGGCGGCACAAAATTTTGTGGGCGTAGCGCTTGCCCTTGGTGTTATAGCGTCGTCCGGCGTTGCCGCTATGAAAGTATTTGATATGTTAGATCAATCAATAGGGGCCGCAGAAGAACAGGTAAACGGGCTAGCAAATTCTAACGATAAATTACAAGCCTCAGCGGCTGCGGCGGCTGCGGTTGGTCAAATCGCTATGCAAAACACCGAGGCGATTAAAACGGAAACGGACGCGGTTGAAGAACTAAACGCGGAACTAGATAAAACGGAACGTAAAGCAATAACGGTAGCGGTTAGGGGAACGGCTGCGGAGTTTTCCGCGAGACAACGTGCGGCGAGTGTTTTAGAGCGATTTCAGAAGGCACAACTAAAGGCGGCTGAATTGGCCAACAAGCATTTAGACGCTATTAAAAAGAATACAGATAAACCACTAGCGGCGGCGGGGATCTAATGGCAGTTGTAAGCGTAAACATATTACATAACGGGTGGGGCGCGTCCGAGGATGTAGGGAAAAAAACCACGTTTACGGTTGTTTACCTGGTAGAGGTGGACGATAAAAATGATGGGGCGATAGTCGTAATGGATGCCGATGATGGTACAACCAGGATACCGCGCCGTTTTGAAACGTACGCAGTTGGTAACGATTCTGACCCGTTTGCATTTGTCAAAAGTAAATCACCTACACCGATAGATGATAAGTTTTGGCATGTTACGGTAACATTTGGGCCAAATGAGCCAAGCGGAGCGCCGGAGGGCGACCAAAAAGCGGGGTTAGATGACAACGACCAACCAACAGACGACCCGGAAAAAGAAGCGGCAGACGTAACAATACAAACCGTAAACGCTACACGGGTAGCGGAGCGGGGCGCGTATATTGGACAAATAGATCTACCCGCCGGCGTTGAGAATCCATGGGACCCGGGCCATTTTAGCACGGACGGTTTTAAGCCAGAAAAACCCAAAGCGGTAGAAACTGCTAAAGGTGACGCCCTAGGGCGCATTAAAAACGGCGTACCGATAACAAACTCAGTTTTTACGCCGTTTGACCCGCCACCAGAAATATCATACAACCAAATACGCATAACATGCGCGGTAAATGTTAGGGCCTGGACAAATGGCATATTCGGAATGGTAAACACCATAAACGCAAAGCCGCTTTTTTTTGTGGGTTCAGTTGCACACGGTATAAAGTGCGCTCCCTATACGTGCCGGTTTATGGGTGTTAATGCGGCCGAGCGAATTAAAAACGGTAAGGTTTTTCACCGGGTAGAATTGGAATTTCTAATAGATCCGCTATTTGGATGGCGGCTAGATATTTTAGACCGGGGCTATTGTGTTAGTTCTAATAAGAC